CTTCATCAAGAGAGATGACGAGATATATAACAGAGGACGTGAGAAATACGAGGAACTTGCATTCAGATGGTGGCTTATAACTCCTAAAAACAACTGATATGACAGAACTCAAACATAATCTGAAAGTGGATCCTTACGAGTATCAGAAGGAAGGCATTCTTTACGGACTTGATAAAAAGCGTCTTATTATCGGCGACGAACCAGGTCTTGGGAAAGCGCAAACGTTGTTCTCCAAAGTCGCAACGCCGAGTGGATTCGTTAGTATTGGTAATTTGGCCGTCGGTGACAGCCTGTTTGGAAGAGATGGCAATATCTATGAAGTTAAAGGCGTATTCCCACAAGGCGTAATCCCAGTCTATCTGATAGAATTCTCGGACGGTTCGTTTTGTAAATGCTCAGCGGATCATCTGTGGAATGTAAGAGATGAAAACCGTAGAAGAAGAAATAATGGATGGATAACCAAAACGCTGTCCGAGATAATGGAGTTAGGACTGGAGTTAAAAAGCAATCCCAAAAGAGAACAGAGCGGTAGAAAACCAATACTAAAGTGGGAAATACCTATGTGTGAGCCTGTTAAGTATGATAAAAAAGACTATGTCATTTCGCCATACATTATGGGTGCCATTATTGGAGATGGTCATGTCGTCAACACACCTCATGTGTCTTTTTCGCTGCCAGATGAGAAAAGTTCCATCATCAATAAAATAAGGAAAGATTTGCATTGGCAGATGTCGCTATCTGAAAAAAGATATGGAAATGTTACACATTACAACATTGTAAACGGCTGTACTGTAGATAAGTGGCATACTTCAAATCTTTATATGGAAACGATAAGATGCCTGAAGTTAAACGTTCATAGCAAAGAGAAGTTTATACCAGAAGAATACAAGAGAGGCAGTGTCGCCCAGCGTATGGAATTGCTAGAAGGCATAATGGATACTGACGGCAGCTGCGTTAAGAACAGAACCACATTTCACTCGACAAGCAGACGCTTAGTAGGGGATGTTCGGGAACTTGTACAGTCGTTAGGAGGAATAGCTGTTGTACATGAATATGATAGAGGAGATAACATCGAATATCAGTTAAATATTCGTACTAATTTTTGCCCATTCAGTGAAGATTCGTACAAGGCAAGACAGTGGTCGCCAAACAGCAGATTCAAGGTAACACGCTACATTAAATCCGTGAAGTATCTAGGAGAGTTTCCTTGTGTATGCATAAAGACATCAGCGGATGATCAATTGTATTTGACTAATGACTTTATCGTGACACACAACACCCTTCAGTCTATCGGAATTGTAGATACTGCAAACTCATATCCTTGTCTTGTGGTGTGTCCGTCTTCGCTGAAAATCAACTGGCAGAGAGAGTTTGAAAAGTTTACTGACAAATCAGCGATGATACTTGACAACAAAACGAAAGCGACCTACGGTTATTTTCTGACAATGGGCGTTCATCATGTGGCGATAACCAACTATGAGAGTCTTAAGAAGTTCTTTGTGTGGGACATCAAAGGCAACCAAAAGACCTTCCGCTTGAAGGATGTCGTATTCTCTGAGTTTATTAGTGTATTCAAGTCGATAATCATTGACGAAAGCCATCGTGTCAAGGACGCGTCCGCTCAGCAGACCATATTCACCAAAGGAATATCGGTAGGAAAGGAGTATGTGATTATGCTCAGCGGAACACCTGTCGTAAACCGTCCTGGCGACCTTATCGCTCAGCTCTCGATCATGAATAGGCTGAAAGATTTCGGAGGTTATGCTAAATTCGTCGCAGACTTCTGTACAGATCCTAAAGACAAAAATGCTCAGCCTAACGTGCCGTTGACGGAATTGTCGAAAAGACTATATGAAAACTGTATGATCAGACGTGAGAAGTCAAAGGTGCTTCCGCAGCTTCCTGACAAGACAAGAATAGATCTTTATGTGGAGATTTCCAACGAAGAGGAATACCGTCTCGCTGTTAATGACTTGGCTGAATATCTGCGTCAATATACCGAATGTACAGACAGGGATATCCGTCGTAAGATGAGAATGGAGGCTCTTGTAAGATTCATGACGCTGCGTTCACTCGCTACAATAGGCAAGGTCAAGCAAGCCGCAGACTTTATAAAGAACCATCTTGCTAATGGAAAGAAACTCATAGTATTCTGCGCATTGCACGAAGTCGTTGACATGTTGCAGAAGATATTCCCCAATGCGGTGACTGTTACAGGCAGGGATACCGCTACGAGCAAGCAAAATTCAGTCGATGCGTTTCAGAACGATCCTGATGTTATGTTAATCATCTGTTCCATTAAGGCCGCTGGTGTCGGACTAACGCTTACGTCCTCTTCATCAGTGGCTTTTTTGGAATTGCCATGGACCTACGCAGACTGCTGTCAGTGTGAAGATAGGGCGCATCGTATCGGGCAGAAAGACAACGTGACCTGTTACTATCTGTTAGGTCGCGGAACGATAGACAGCACGATATACGGTCTCATACATAAGAAGAAGTCTATCGCAAACGAGATAATGAACTCGGACGATGATATTCCTACAGATGAGATGTATTTCGATGAACTTGTAAACCTATTTCTTGAATTTAACAACTAATAAATCAAATATACATGGACAAGATAGAAATTAAAAAAGAAACAGTTTTAAGTGCATATAAAAATGCTAATAAAGAAGAAAAAGAATTTCTTGAACATATGTTTGGTGGAGATATATTCAAACAACTAAACGTTCAAATTCGAATAAAGACTTTTAAGGACGCTTTGGATGAATTGCATAGCAGAAGTGATAATGGAGATAATCATGCAAAAATATTGATTGATGAGTATAATTATATTGCTCGTAATTCTGTTAGTTGCGATTTGTTAGCTTACTGTAAACTCCGTATCATTACAGAGGCACTTAATGAAGGTTGGAAACCTAAATTTAATCAGGGCGAGAAGCGTTTCTATCCTAATTTTAGATTACAAACAAAAGAAGAGCTTGAATTACAAGATAATTTTAGCAGCCGGGTTGTTGGTCGTGGCGGTAGCTTTGCGAATGCGTATTGCGGTCTCGTTTATGCGTACGCGCTCTACGCTTCTTCGAGCTCGAACGCGCACTACGGTTCTCGGCTCGCTTTCAAGGATCAAAAACTTGCCGAATATGCAGGCAACCAATTTATCGAGCTGTACGCAGAATATTGTTTCAACCCATTAAATATTTAAGATATGATAAAAAAAGACTTAATCGAAGAAGTAATCTACGCAACTGATTTAGACCGCTCGACAGCTGCAAAAGCAGTGGAAACAGTAATCAACACAATCACAGACGCATTGGTCAAGGGTGACAATGTCTATCTGAGGGGATTCGCTACATTCAAAAATGTTATAAAAAGTCCCAAAAAAGGACAGAATATCAAAGGCGGCTACACGATAGACATTCCTGCAAGACGCTCTGTCAAATTGATTTTAAGTCCTGAACTTAAAAATGCGATGAACAATACCAACGCTGACAATTGACGAGTATAGTATAGCACTACATGCTAAAGAAGTCAAGAAATCGTAAGGCAATGGATTTGCAAATGATGTAATGGAATATTTGAACAATCAATAACTAATTATGGCAGCTTACACAAAAACAGGGTTCTCGTTCTACGCCATAGATACAGACAGGTATCAGGACAGGAAGATCAAGCGTTTGAAAAAGTCTTTCGGTTGCAACGGCATCGCCGTCTATGACTATCTGTTATGCGAAGTTTATCGCGACAAAGGTTGTTATATGGAATTTGATACCAACATTCTCTTTGACGTGGCTGAGTATTTCGACATTGATGAAAAGACAGTCGCCGATATTGTAGAACATTGCGGCGATATAGGTCTCTTCAATAAAAAAATGCTTGAGAAAGGTGTTATAACCTCAGCGTCCATACAACGTCGCTATATGGAGATGTGTTCCAAGTCAAGACGCAAAAGTCTTGCGATTCCTGAAGATTATCTTCTGATAGACCAGACAGGCAGAGAACGTGAAGAGAGCGTGCCGATAATAGAGATGCCGATGCAACAACCAGTAATCCTCGATGTTAAGCCTGTTACTCTCGATGAAGAGATTAGTCAGCTGATGAATGAAGATTATTGGCTTGACCAGTTACAGGTACTCCACAATATAGACAAGGAGAAACTAAAACTGTTGCTCAACAAGGAATTCCGCTCGCAGTGTATAGCTGACGGAAAGGAAATGGGGCATTCTAATTTAGGTGATGTCAAAAGACATTTCAATTCGTGGTTAAGGATGTATAAAGAAAGGAAAAACAATGATAGACAAGGAAACAAGGATAGACGTAGAGGCCGTGAAGTCACTGCTTCTTCATCAAAAGACTTCGAAGGAGTATTTTAAATGGCCATTGACACAGCAACAGGCAGAGGATTTATTGCTTGCCGCTTACATGGCTGAGGTCGAAAGCCGAAACAGAGTTTATATTGATGACAGCAATACTCGCAATAATATCTCAAGAATAGCCAGACATCTGGTCGCTCCAAAGAAGTTCGGTTTGATGCTGGCAGGAACTTGTGGTAACGGTAAAACGTCACTTCTGAAAGCGATACAATCAGCGACCAATTTCCTTAATCTGAAATACGAAGTCAGAAGCGATAAGGAAGAGAAGATTGCAATTAGTATCATCGACGTAAAAGATATCATTGCTAACTGTAAGGATTATCAGATGATGGAGGTGTACAAAAAAACACCATATCTCGGAATAGACGACATGGGCAAAGAACCTAAAGAAGTGCTTGATTACGGCAATGTATGTAATCCGGTTATTGACCTCATAGAATACCGATATGACAAACAGCTAACGACATTCATTACAACAAATCTCACACCCGAAGAATTCAAAGACAAGTATGGCGAGAGAATAACTG